TTAATAGAATTTAGCGCGACAAAAAAGCAGTAGGAAAGGCACCATTACCACGTCAGCCTCGCTTTGAAGTTGCTCCCGCTCGGAATTAAAGTCGCTGGTATCCGTTAATGCTTCCATTACCTCGTCATATGCTGCCATGATCTCCGCTTTATCATTCAGTACAGAATTGAACGCCAGCAGAAACGCCGCTTTGATTTCATATTCTGTTAGGTGTGGTGTATGGCAGCGGCTTCCCTTATACTTATCGTTGCATTGCCATACAAGGCGGCGATACTCTGTGTTGGAATCCCATATCTTACTGCCATACTGGCCGCCGCAATTCCCGCAGAAAATTTTCCCGCTAAATGGATGTATGCTGCTCGTCCAGTGGCCGTCTGCCTTGCGGCGTTTGTATTCATATTGTACGAGGTCAAATACCTCTGGTGGGATAATGGCGGGATGGATGTTTTCTACATAATACTGCGGCACCTCGCCCTCATTGACCTTTTGTTTCTTCGTGAGGAAATCCACCGTAAACTTCTTTTGCAGGCGGGCGTCGCCTTTATATTTCTCGTTGGTGAGGATACTTTCAACTACCTTTGCCCGCCACTTGGTCTTGCCTCCCGGCGTTGGGATTCCCTCGCCGGTGAGATATGTTGCAATGGCCGAGGGAGATTTCCCATAAAGGAATAGCCGAAAAATCAGCTTTACAGTCTGCGCTTCCTGCTCATTGATTTCCGGCAGGCCATTGGGGCCTTTTTGGTATCCGAGGAACCGGCCATAGGGGAGGCTCACTTTACCGTCGGCAAAGCGTTTCCGCTGGCCCCACGTCACATTCTCAGAGATAGAGCGGCTTTCTTCCTGCGCCAATGAGGACATGATGGTAATAAGCAGCTCACCCTTACCATCGAGGGTGCGGATATTCTCTTTTTCAAAAAACACCTCGATCCCTTTTTCTTTGAGCTTACGGACGGTGGTTAATGTATCCACCGTATTTCTGGCAAAACGGCTGATAGATTTTGTAATAATGAAGTCTATCTTTCCAGCCAGTGCATCCGCTACCATGCGATTAAAGCCGTCGCGCTTTTTCGTATTCGTTGCGGAAATGCCTTCGTCGGTATAAACCTCCACAAACTCCCATTCTTCCTTTGCTTGAATATACCGAGTATAATAATCCACCTGCGCTTCGTAGCTGGTGAGCTGCTCCTCGTTGTTCGTGGATACACGGGCATAGGCCGCCACCCGGAGGCGCTTTTTTTCTTCGCCGCCAAGTGCAGCAATAGGGAGCCGGTCTTTTTTTGCCGGAATTACTGTTACCCGCGCTGTTCTTACTTCTGGCATGACGCAGCCCTCCTTTTTGCAGCACCTTTCAGCGCGTATTCCCGCGCCCGCTGGCGGTTTTCTTCATTCCAACTTTCCCGCCGGGAAGGATTCTCCCAAGTGGCGGTCACAGTCGCTCCATTATGAAACACATAAATCAACTCTCCGTTATCCGGCACCTGAATTACTTTGATTTTCTTCTCAAAGATTTTTGCGTCAAATTCCGATAGACCTAAGACCTGCGCGCTTACCTGCTCCAAAATGACCTCCGGGATTCGTTTTGATGCGCAGTACAGCTTTCCTTTCTGATGAAATGTCCGGCAAATCCAGACCGCCTTTTCCGATCTTGTACCAATGGCTACTGTTTTTCTTGTAAAATTCTTACCACATTTTCCGCAGACCATTTTCCCGGTAAAGGGGAATACCTTTCTGCTGTAATCGCCAGAGCGGGGCTTGTAAATAGCAGCCCTCCGGGCGCGTTCTTCTATAATGCGCTGCTGGGTTTCCCTGTCCAATATCGGCTCGTGGCTGTCTTCCACATAATACTGCGGCCTTTCGCCATTGTTCTGCCGAAGTTCTTTTGAGATTGGGTCTACCACATAGGTTTTTTGCAGGAGCATATCACCAACGGATTTTTCATTACAGAGAAGGTTGATAATACTATTACCGGAAAGCGGCGAGCCTTGTCTGCCGGTGATCCCCGCATCGGCAAAGGCTTTTTCAATTTTGTACCGGCCACAGCCTTCCAAATAGAGGTCAGCGGCCAGACGAAGAATTTCTGCTTCCTCTGGTACAATTTCCAGTCTGCCATCTACCTGTTTATAACCGTACATGGTAATGCTCCAAGGGAGGCCCTGCTCGTAATTGGATTTGATACGCCATTTCTGATTTTCCGATACTGATCGGGCTTCTTCCTCCGCATATGCAGCGAGGAGGGTAAGCAACAGCTCGCCCTCCTCGCCTAATGTATGGATATTCTGTTCTTCAAAAAATACGTCCACGCCTATAAGCCGAAGTTCCCGGATTGTTCTCAGGGTAGTAACGGTATTGCGTGCAAAACGGGAAACCGATTTTGTAAGAATCAAGTCAATCTCGCCAGCGTGGCAGGCCCGCAATAGCTTTTGAAATTCACCACGGCTTTCCTTTGTACCAGTTAATGCTTCATCGGCATACACACCAGCGTATTCCCAGCCCGGCGTTTTCTGGATCAATGCGTTATAATGGCTGATCTGAGCGGAAAGCGAGTGGAGCGGAGCTTCTCTACCGCTGGATACCCGCGCATAGGCGGCCACGCGCTTTGCCTTTGGAGCCTGCTGTAATGTAGCAGGCGCAACTTTTGTAATAATGCGTTCCATAAATACGCCCTCCTTTCAGGACACTGATGTTATAGGAAGCCACCCGAAAAAGAAAGGCTTTTCAGAATAAAAAGCCGCCTAAAATGGGCCGGAATTTCTCCCTTAACTTGGCCTCTATGCGCAGAAAATCGTCCTCGTTGATAATCTCTTTTTCAAGCATTTTACGGGCCACAGCGAGGGCCGCCTGATACTTTTTTTCTCTATCAAACTGTTCCTTCGTCATGGCTGCCTCCTTCCCCAAAACGTGCCGTGATATAGCAGGCATGAGAACAATATTTCCTCGTCCGGTTTCCATAGCTCTTAAACTCCTTCCCGCAATGAGCGCAGGTCATAAGGTAAAATGCTTTTCTATTTACAAGCTCCGGGTGCGCCTTCCACCATGAGCGGCGGCAGGCTTCGGAGCAAAATTTCCGCCCTTTGCGTCCCGGTAAAGAAGAAAGGGCCGCGCCGCAATGGCGGCAGGTGGTCGGCACTTCCTTTGCGGCCACGCCAGTCAAATGATTGCGGCGGCAGAAGCTCTTGACCGTATTCTCAGAAAGCCCCAGCCGGGCGGCAATCGTACCATATCCGAGGCCCTCCAAACGCCAGAAACGAATTTTTTCCTTTTCAGCATCAGTCATGGTATATTTGCCTCCTCTCAAAAAAGCGGCCCCGAAGGGCCGCCCATACAATTACTTACTCGGAATCTTCAAAACCTGCCCGGCATAAATCGTGTCCGAAGTCAGGCCATTTAATGTTTTGATCTCTTTGTAGCGGATGCCATTACCGAGCTGTTTCGCTGCAATCCCCCACAACGTATCATTCTTCTTTACGGTGTAGGTTTTCACTGCAACCTTTCCGGTATAGATCACCTTACCACTTTCGTCAAAGACAGAGTATCCAGCATTTTCGTCGGCACACTTCTTCGCATTATCCAGCACCTTGAAGGCTCCCTTTTGTGAAGCCACATCCGTCCAGCTCTTGCGCACCCGGTACAAAGTTGTGCCGGTATTAGTGCCAGTCACCGGGTAGACCTGTTTTCCGTTACTGTCAAAAACAACATAACCGGGATTCTCGTCTGCGCACTTCTTTGCATTATCCAGCACTGCAAAAGCGCCTTTCTGAGAAGTGGCATCCGCCCAGCTTTTGCGTACCCGGTACAGGTTGCCTGTTGTTCCCGAAGCTCCCGTTATCTTTTTCAGGATCGTAAGGATTTTTTCTCCATATCCGGCACCTGCGGCCCAGCCCACACCTTTCGGATTTTCCTGAATCCCAAGATACTCCACATAGGGCGCAGAACCACGGGTCACATACTTAAAACGAGGATCAATATTCTCATTTACCAGCGCATCCGTACACGCATACGCTTTCAAGTGCTGAATCTGGCAACGGATACCGAGCTGTGGCGTAGCAAAGGAAAGCCCTTTCATGCCATTTTGTGTGACACCCATACCTGCAAAGTTATTCTGATCTAATGTGACCGCAGACTGAGAAAAGCCGAAATTGCCGGTTTCCAGACAGGATTGCGCAAAGGCAATGTCGCCACGGACACCCTCGGCCTTTCCCTCGGAAAGATACAGCGGGATCATATCAATAACAGACTGTGCCACGGACGGATTGACCTGCTTAATATAAGCCTGCATCTGCGCCGCCGTTGCAACCGCCATCCCCATGATTTTTGTATATCCGCTGGTATCCGGTGCAGAGTCAGATCCATTCATGGCCGCCTTTACCGCTTTACGGAAACCGTCCATGGTGTAGCCCATAGAAAGGCCGTTCCAAAGATGTTCCGGGTCGCCATGGTTAGATGCAATCCCTCTGCTATGCCCCTCCCGGTGGCTGATAATCACACCGTCCGCCGTAGGATCAAGATTGTACTTTTTGCAGAGATAGGCAAACAGCTCCACCGCCGCCTCATAAGTACGCTTTGCCACAGCTTTCGCTGTTGCTTTGTCTGAGCAGGTAAAAGAAGAACCTCCCGTGTATTTGATACAGGCAGGCTCGCACATTTCAACGCCGATGTGGGTATTATTACCGCTTCCCTTACTGCCGGAGCCGCAATGCCAGCCACGGTGGTTCCATGGGAGCGTCTGGTAAATGATAGCATCGTTACCGTCAATGAACGCATGGACGCAGGCATTGTTATAGCTTGGGCTGTTCCAGCTATTGATAAAGACAGATGCCTTGGGCTGGCTGCACCCAACCGAGTGCAGCATAAGCCCTTTTACTGTGATCTTTCGCCCTGCGGTATAGCAGGGATTCTTTGTCAGGATACTTTCAACTAATTTCATTATACATTACAAGCCCGATGATCTTTGACTTATCGAGGCTCGGCCCGTAGGACATAACGCCATGAAGCTGTCCGTCCAAGAATACGCCGAAGTGCAAGGTGCTGTTATTGACGACCTTTCCGCTGTAATGGTGGGCTTTCATAAACGGTGTTGCCACCTTGGCCGGGATCACCTTCATTACAATTTCTTTTGCTCGGCCCATTCCGGTGCCTCCTTTCCCACATGGCGCTCGGCCAGTGTCATTTTTTCGCCCTTATACATCCCGGCCCCCAGCTCGTCAATGCGGGAATAGGGGATTTCCGGGACGGTCAAATCCTTCCGTTTGCTTTTATCTATGAAATAGATATAGCGAAGCTGATACCCCGAAAGCAGAACGCCGCCTGCTGCCTCCATGTACCGGCCCCAGCTAAAATTACCGTCCGTCACGTCAAAGAAAGAACGTCCTCCTAACTCCTTCCGAGGAGCCAGCGGATTCGCCTCTAACGTGAGCTTGTGAATTTTCGTACCGTCCGGCAGCAGACAAAGGGCCTCATTTTCCTTAATGCCGGTCAGAATGAAATTGCTGGCCCGGTAAATTGCCCCGTCGCCGCAGGAGCAGGCATCGGCAAAGCTAATGATCCACTTTACATGGGGTGCATATTTTTTCAGGAGCTTAACGCTCATAGAGATCGCCCGGCTCTCGGAATTGCGGGGAAGTACACTGTCGAAGGCCATCCGGTTCAGTTCCAGATATTCATTCCAGCCAGTCCCCGCCACCAGCGGCAGGATTTTGGATTTGTTCAGGCTCGGCCCGTAGCTCATCACGCCATGGAGCCGCCCATCCAAAAATACGCCAAAATGCAGGCAGCTATTGTTTACCACAGTTCCGCTGTAATGGTGCTGCCGCATAAATGGGTTTGCCACTTTGCCGGGAATGACTTTCAGACTAATTTCCTTTGCTCGGCCCATTGCCTCACCACCTCATAAACGCCGTTGCCCTTGCGGTTCTCATTTCCGAAGGTTTCCTGCACCTCGTCATTCTTATGGACGTAATCAATGCAGGCAAGAATCAGCTCCGCCTGCTTATCATGGAGCGTCAAGCTGATCTGCTGGTAAGGCTTTTTCTCCCCGGAATCCAGCGTAAATTCCTCGCCAAACTCCTCCTCGGAAATGCTCTCAAAACCAAAAACGCTCAGATCCTGCGCAATGTCTGCCAACTCCAGCGGGAGTAAATCCACATCCCACTCGGCCAGTTCACCGACTTTGTTGTCTACCAAACGGAAAGCCTTGATCTGTTCGTCCGTCAGCTCGTCGGCAATGACGCAGGGAACCGTTTTCAAGCCAAGCCGTCCTGCTGCCTTATAACGGGTGTGGCCGGTAATGATTTCATGGTCGGCTGAAATCACCAGCGGCACAAGAAAACCGTACTGTTTAATGCTGGCCGCCACCGCATCCACGGCTCCGTCATTCTTACGGGGATTATTTTTATATGGGTGTACCTCCTCCAAGGGAAGCTGTAAAATATTCATATCCTACCTCCGTTAAAATTATCTTTTAGCCGCCACGCCGGGCGGTCAGGAGCTTCTCCATCATATCGTCATGCGGGGTTGCCCCTTTATACTCGGTGGAGCAGTTCTCCCGGACTACTTGATAAATCTGATACCACAGGTTGTTGGCCTGCTTGCTAAAGCTCTGGCTCATGGAAACATAGGGCGAGGGAATGGCATTTCCCGTGGTAGGGTGCTTTGCCAGAAAGCCATACTCCGTGATACATTCCTCGCATTGTATCCAGCGGGAGATTGCCATAGCGTACTGCTCCAAAATCTGCGCCGGTATCAAATGGGCGCAGCCCCTTTCATTCAGCCACGTCCATGTTCGCTCATATACTTCAACAGCAAGAAGTTCCTTGCCGTTTTTCTGCCGGGCCGCCAGATACTCACGGGGCGGCGGCATTGCCTCTCCTTGGAGGCTGGCCGTATCCGAAAACTCCATGACTGTGATTTTACGCTTGCCGGGATTGCCCTCAACGATTCTTTCCGCCAGCGCCTTTTTCTTCTGGCCCGCGCCAATGCGCGCGCCTCCGTGGCCGTTTGCCATGACCGCCACCTCCTTTCTTGAAACTGCGGGCTATATACCCAACTTGAAAACGCGATTTTTCACGCGATACCCCATGCCCGCTACCCAGTGGGCCGGACATAGAGATTTGCTTACCCCCGGAGGCTTAGTGCCGCCGTTCCCAACGTCCTCCCTCGCGGGCCGTAATCTCAGAATGGCACCGCTTACAAAGGGCCATCAAATTACTTTCTACATGGGTGCCGCCGCGCGATAGCGGAAGAATGTGGTGTACTTCCTCAGCGGGTGTAATCTTGCCTTTCTTCTGGCACTGTTCACATAGTGGGTGTGCCGATATATACCGGTCACGAATCTGTTTCCATGCGCGGCCATAACGCCGCTTGCTGGCCGGATCGCGTTCATGCTTGTTATAATGCGCCGTGATAATCTTCTGGTGTTCCTCACAATAGCGCCCGTCAGTCAGTCGCGGACAGCCGGGATAGGAACAGGGGCGCTTCGGTTTGTATGGCATAGCTGCCGCCTCCTTTCCGGGCATAAGAAAAGCCCCCGCAGATTATCCTGCGAAGGCTACTGTAATCTTTGTTTTTTGCTATTGTAATACTATCAGATTTCCATAGTGTCTTTCTATGTCTTTTAGTGTCCTTTTCAAATTTCTTACATTGAATATATATCTATGATGTGTTAATCTATATAAAACTATGATAGAAAGGCAGAAAAAATGGAACCTATTTCTTTTGAGCAAACATTACAATATATTGTGGCTGACTTTTTTAACACCTTTAATATTCCTCCTATCTCCATAAAATACTCTATAACAGATGATATGGCCAAATCGTACACAGAGCTGCGCCCACTTCATGCTGCAAAAGAGCCTGAAAAGATTGCCACTCTAAACCGCTATAATGGAACTACCGTTGCCCCGAATACTGTTGACGGTATGTTTTCTGTTTTGCTAAATCAAAAATATCTCCTTGAATCTACACAACAAGATAATGCAAATTGGGTGGGAACCATTGTGCATGAAACAACTCATGCCGTAGACTTTACTAATTTTGCTGCTTTAACAGGAGCGCCTAATTACGAAGATATACTAAGCGTTAGCAAAAATGCAATGTTTCAGCTTTGGACTGAAATTAATGCACGATCAAAGGGATACTATTTTGTCAGGAAATACACTTTTGGGGATGATATGTTTAATGAATCCCAAATTGACGATATTGTAAACATAGAAATCCCAGCACAAGAAAAATTGCTTTATCAAAACTATCATGCAACTACTGATGGCATTGAACAAGCGTACTTAGTATCTCATTATCTAGGACGGCTCTATACCCTCCAACAAATTTTTCCTAATCACTTCACCGATAAGCAAGTTAAAGCCTTAATACCACCAAATCCTTGGATGTATGAGTGGTTTTTGTTCTTCAAATCACATAATACACTTGAATTAGCATATCCAGATTTTGAGTCAATGAAGAACATTTTAAGAAAGAATTTTCAGGGTTTATAATTAATTTTGCTAAATAACAAGGCACATCCAAGTAAAGATGTGCCTTGCCTTTATTTTTTTACTGATATGAATGCTGCACACCGCTCCAATGCTTTCCTGTGGAGCTTGTGGAGATACCGCAGATCATAGTCCATCTCCACGGTCACCTTCTCCCAAGAGAAGAAACACAGATACCGCAATTCCAACAACGTCTGGTACTCCGGGTTATTGATTCGTTTGATAACACCCACGATTTCCCGCTTCAAATCCACCAGCGCGTCTATGTCTGCATTGATTTCATGTTCCAGATCAATGATTTTCACAATAATGCTCTCCATGGATTGCACATTTCTGCTGCCGCTGGGCGGAGTATCGGAGAGGGTGGCAGTGGCCTTCGTTGCCAAGGCCCGCAGGCTTCCCACTTGTTCCAGTTTACTGTTAATCCGCTGGTCGATCCGGTAGGCTTGACCGAGATACTCTTTCACCGTCATAGCGAGCCTCCTTTCACTGAAATGGCGGCCTTTACCTCCTCCACGGAAGTCACCATAACAGCCACACCGCCAGCGGCTCGTATTTTATCAAGGGTTACTTCCTGCAATCGGGTGAGCTTTCCCGTGGGCTGCTTCACCTCGAAAGCATAAATCTGCCATCCACGCAGGCGATTATATCTGGTATGCCTGCGGTGCCGTACATACCGCCGTGGGTTTTCCATGCAAAGCACCGGGGCCTGTTTTTCAAATGCCGCAGAATCGCGGCCACAATATCTTTCTCTAACATCCTTCGGGCCAGACCGCTATACCGCAAAAACCGGGGATACCGGGAAATTACCACTCTATATATTTTTTTCTTTATTTTTAAGCCTTTCATCCCCTTGGTTATAATGCAAAGAAATGCGGCAACCCCGGTTTTTCCGGTTCTGCCGGTCACGAAAACGGTCAATCGGCCTCCACACCTCCTTCCACATAGGCAATTCCGCGCCATATCCGGCGCTTCGAGAGCTTATCCCGCCCGCGCGTGATTTCCGGGAATCCGGCTTCCAGCTCCTTGTTGAAGTTAGTCTGAGATACGATCCCCATGGAAGTGTGCCGCAAGGCGCTTCTGCACTCTGCGGAAAGCCGCCACATCGCCGCCCTTAATGAGCCAGTAGGTATGCAGGGATTTCCGGGTTTTTACGATAAGCGACGGTTCCAGAGGAAACGCTTCAATCTGAGTGAGCTGCTCGTCCAAGGACAGCTCGTCGCACTCCATGAATTGTGCGTTGATTCGGGTAATCTCGCCGTCCTCATGGCCGCCAGAGTTCACCACAAAATAAACACCTCTGTTTTTCTCATTGTGCTTTTTGAGAGTATCCATAAGGGCCGGGATACCGGCCAGCGTTGTTTCCAACTTAGCCCCTTTGAAAGTTCCTGTTTTTCTATCGTCAAATATCCGCAGGCAGATACGATCCGCTGGCCCGAAGAAAGGCCGCAGAAATTCTTCCAGCGGGATGTTCAATGCTTTTCTCATTTCTTTACCACCTCCACGCAGCGGTCAGTGAAGTATCGGAGAAGAAGACCGCGCTCCTTGGCCTTTTCAATTTCCACAGCCATTCCTTTTGAGATCATCCGCCCGAATACCCACACCTCCTTGCACTTGCTTTGCAAGACCAACCCGTAAAAGATACCAAGCTCCCGCTGGGCCGGATCTGTTTCCTCCATGAATTGAGGGAACAGAAGGTGCGGCGCAATCGGGATACAGTTCTTTGATACCGCAAAACGGCAATAGGCCCGCGCCCGCTCGGCATTGCGCACCATATCTCCGGCAAAAGGGGAGCAGATAAAAACCAGCGGCTTATAGGCGGTGCGCTTGGCCTCCTGCTCGATCCGGGAAAGGGCCTCATAGGCTGTCGGATCGAGATAGCCCTCAGAATTGTAAAGGTTCACGCTCATAGCTCCACCTCCAAATCCTCTAAGTCGCCATAATTCGCGCCCGCGCCAAGCTCGGCCACCAACGGCACATCAAATTCCGGAAAGGGTTGTTTTTCCATAAGGCCCTTAATGAGCCGACCGGCCGCCATCACCTTATCCGCCGGGACATAAAATACAAGGCTGTCATGGACGGTAAGCACCGGCTGAATCCAAGGATAGTCCGGCAGCACCAAGACCAGCCGCGCCATCGCCATTTTCACAATATCCGCTGCCGTTCCCTGAATCGGTGTATTCATGGCGCACCGCTCGGCAAAGCTCTTTTTCCCCCAATCCTCAGAGGTAATGTTCGGCAGATACCGCCTGCGGCCCAGCCACGTTTCACTGTACCGGCGCACCTTGGCCTGCCGCTTCACAACCTCCTGCCATAATGAAAGCTGCGGATAACCGGCTTTTAAGTTTGCAATGATCTCCTCGCAATCCTCAAAAGAAGCGTCCAGTCCGGCCTTAAATTTCAGGGTATTTTGCAGGCCGCGCGGAAACAGCCCATAGAATACGCCGAAGTTACAGTTTTTCGCTATGGTTCGGCGCTCCTTGTAATTCTCGGCGTTTTTATCAGCAGCTTGCTCCACGGGGATATGATAAATAACCGAAGTCGTCTGCGCATGAATGTCTCCGCCGTCCCGGTAGGTTTGCAGCATTTTCTCATCCCGGCAATAAAAGGCCCCGACGCGCAGCTCTACCTGCGAATAGTCCAGCTCGATTACTGCACACCCGGAGGGTGCAACCAGCATCTTCCGAATCCCGATAGGGTCGCTGCCTTTGCGGGGCATATTTTGAAGGTTCGGATTGCGGGCGGCAAACCGTCCTGTTTCCGTACCAAGCGGCATAAGGTCGGGATGGATACGGCCCGTGGCCCCGTTTACATGACGCAGATAGCCGTCTAAATAGGTTCCTTTGATTTTGCCCCAGCGGCGGTATTCCTGCACCAATTCAAACAGGCGCGTAAGCTCCGGGCGGTTCTCCCGACACCAATCTGCCAACAGGATCATAGTGGCATCGTCCGCCGCCTCCTGATACTTCGCCGTTGTTTTCAAGACCGGCAGGCCGAGGTCATGAAACAGGTATTTTTTGAAAGCAGAGGTTGAGGCGTTAGCCCCGATCTCCACGTCGCCGATCATAAAGGCGATTTCCTCCCGGATTTCTGCAATCCGTTTTTCCGCCTCTGCCTGCTTTGCCTCCATGGCCGCCTGATTCATGAGCAGGCCATTATAGCGCATAAGGCCGCAATATACGGCGGTGGGGCTTTCAATCTGCTCCACAAGGAAGCGGTGCTTCGGCAGGTATTTATCAAACCAGCCATTGAACAGGTGGTACAGCCGCAGGGCATAGTCACTGTCAGCACAGGCATAGCGGACTGTTTCCGTATCCTGCGGGGATAGCTCGTCAAAAAACCACCCAGCGGTCACAGTTTCAAAGTCCGGCAACTCTATTCCAAAGAGTTGCGGCACGAGGGTTTTCAGACCACTATCTGACAGGCCCCGAAAGGCAGTGCCACTCTTTAGGGTAAGCTGGGCCGCCGCAATGGTGTCATAGACTGGCGGCTGTACGATAGTCCCCAACGCATACAAAAACATAGCTTCAAATGAAAGATTGTGGGCCACCTTTATCACAGTGGCATTTTCAAAAAGGGCCTGCCGCAGATACTCCATAACCGCTTCCGGCTTCGTCACATTTTGCCCGGTCTTATGCCGGAGCGGCACATAGATTCCGCTGCCCTCCGATACGGAAAAGCTCACTCCGGTAATATCCGCCTTATGGGCATCCAGCGCGGCCCGCTCCTCGTTGCGGTATTCCTCCTTGGGAGAGGTTTCAAAGTCAAAGGCGATCACAGCGGCCCCGGCCAGATATTCTTTTATTTTGTTCAGCGTCGTTACGCATGAATAGTTCATAATTCCTCCGTTCTGCCCGAAAAGCGGAGGAGGCTGGGAAGGCCCCGCTCCGCTATGGGCGGTTCATTTATTGCAAAGGTTCAATGACCTCGCCGGTTTCCGGGTCTACAAAGGGCGCTTCCGCAGACTCCTCCACATCAAATCCCACGCGGCGGCTGTATCCCTTCACCTGTTCAGAGAGCTTCGTAATCAAGACCTGCTCCTCAGAGGTAAGCGGACGGTCAATAGAGAATTGCGCCTGCGAGTAGGCAATACCGCTGTTATTGGTGGCTTTTTTCAGAGAGAAGCGCGTCACAACGGAATTGCTCTTTCTGCCCTTAGACAGCAGGCGCTTAATGTAGCGGGAAAATTCCTTCATGGAGCCAGTCGGCAGGGACAGAATCAACGGGAACAGCTCGCCCTCGCGCAGCAGGAACACCCTGCGTCGGGTTTTGCAGGCCTTACTGTTGTTCTCGCCGGAGCCAAACTGATTTAAGGGGCAGTTCGCGCAGACACCTCCGGGAGTGCCTTCACCATTCACGCCATCAAAGCTGCCACAATCTGGCGGGTTGCTGCCTCCGGTATATTTTTCTTTGTAGTATTGAAGTACCGGATGGTGGTACAGGATCACCGCCGAAAATTCCTTCACGGTTTCCGGCTCGTCCGCCTCGTCGCCGGGCAGCTCAAACATAGTGGCCCCGCCAGCCGGGATTTTTACGCGGTCAAAACCGCCCTCCAAGCCTTCCAACTCCTCGGCCATGGTTTCATTCATATTGAAGTCGGCAAGGGCCAGAAAACCCGCGCCGGTAGTGGTAAGTTCGTTCTTATTACTCATGGGATATATCCTCCTGTTAAAAGTTTACTTTGACGATTTTCTCAGGCTCACGCTGGTTTTCTCAAAGACATTTACCAGCCCGTCAAGCCATCCGGGGAGCGCATCCCCATTCTCCGCGATCTGCTCCTTCACAAAGGCAGAGAGGCTGTTGGCGTTCACCGTTTCATACACAAGGTCGCCAAATCCAGCGCCGCGCAGGGCAGAGAACAATTCTTCTTTCCGGCCAGCCGTTGCGGAGGCGCGGGTTTTGGTCGTCAGGCAGAACATCATTCCCGCGCGGGTAAAATTCTGCGTTTCCGTTTCCGCCATAAGCTCAGACAGGCGGTAATCCGCCTCATCAATGGCGGCGTTGATTTCCTTTAGCCGCTGCTCGGCCTCGGCCTTCTCGTCACGAAGCGCCCGGAGCCGGTCAGCCAGCTCAAACATTTTTTCTGAATCCATAAATCCTCCCATCTATGCAGCGAAGGGATTTCTCCCGCTGCGGTAATCGTTTACTAAGGTTCTGGCGAGGTCTGCCTTATTTTTCAGCGCCAGCAGAACCTTCTCGTCCACGGTGCCACGGGCCACCAGATATAAATAGGTACAGGGCATCCGCTGGCCCACGCGGTGTATCCGGGCCTTGGTCTGCTCAAAGTTTGACATAGAATAGTCCAGCGAATAAAAGACCATGGTAGAGGCCGCCGTCAGGGTAATACCAAGCCCCGCCGTTGCAATCTGTCCCACAAAGGCCATAACCGCCGGATCATTCTGAAAGGCGGATACCTGCTCGTCCCTGTTTTTCACCTCGCCGGTGATGCAGGAATACCGCAGGCCCCGTTTTTCCAGCAGCTTGCAGATCGCCTTTATTTCCGGGATAAAGCGGGCAATGATAACCAGCTTTTTGCCCTCTGCCGCCATACCGTCCAGAATATCCTCCAAGGCCGAGAGCTTTGCCGCGCTTACCTGCTCCACGGCGGCAGTTTCGTCATTGCCGATAAATCCGCCCGTAAGCTGGGACAGCCGCAAAAGCCGCGTTAGAATGTTCGGAGCCGTCACCTCGCCACCGGAAAGCTCTGCATAGCTCTCTTTTACAATCCCCCGGTATATCCGAAGGGCCGCAGGCTCCAATTCCACCTGCCGGATCACGTCGGTAATTTCCGGCAAATCCAGACATTCCGCTTTCGTGGCCCGAAAAGAAATACTGTGGAGCTTCTCTGTCAGCTCTGCCTCCATGGATTTCTTCAAGACCGGCGTATGGTTCCCATAACCCACCATGTCAAAATACCGGCTCCGAAAAGCGTAAAAACTCTGGCCGAAAATGGCCGGATTTAGAAATTTGAATTGTGAGAACACATCTATGGCCTTATTTGTAATAACCGTACCGGTGAGCAGCAGGCGGTATCCAGCCTTCACACCTAACCGGTGCATGGCCTTACTGGCCGCAATGTTGTGAGTTTTGATTTTATGGCCTTCATCTGCAATAATCAGGTCGGGCCGCCATGCCAGCAGGTCTTTTTCCATCCGCCATGCGCTCTCATAATTCACCACGACCACCTGCAGAACAGCTCCGTTCATGTGGCGCAGGGTATCGAGCTTCCTGCTGCCGGTGCCGGAAAGGACAGCCAGCGCATACGGGAAGTCTGCAAACTTTTGAAATTCCTCCTCCCATACGCCAAGGATGGACAGCGGGGCCACGATCAGCGCCCTGCGTATCCGGCCCGCGTTGGAAAGTGCGCCGGTAATGGCAATGCTGGTAATCGTCTTTCCTGTTCCCATTTCCATAAGCAACGCGCATCCTCTACTTTGCATAGTTCCTCCGGGAAGCAGGCCAAACAAGCCGCAGGCGTAACAATACGCTTCAATCTGGTGGCAGTAAGGTGTCGCCCTAATCGGCAGGGGTGGAATGGTCATTTCAGGCACAGCCATCATGCTCCACCCCCGGCACTTCCTGAACCGACAGCGCCTTTACGCTGCCTCCGGGAACAATGACAGTGATCCGGCGCGTATCACCGAACAAACGTCGAAGCACCCGCTCGCGCATAGAAACTGTTTTACAGCGGACAATACCACCAGTATCCTGTTCCCGCGCAATACTGATTTTTAAGTTATGTTGCATTTTGCCTTTCACCTCTTTCTAAGGGCGCGTATCGGTGGCCCTCACTGTTAGGCCACGGGAAAGGCAAATCCGCAGGGTCTATTTCAAATATTTTTCAAGTTTTTTATAAATCCGCTTCATACGGTCACGGATGGCGCTTTCTCCAACACCAGCCTCACGGGCAATGCTGGCATAAGTGCGCCCCTCAAAGTAAACTTTTAACGCCAACTCCCGCTGGGCAGGGGACAGGGCTTCCATGGCCCGCATAAGCCGGGTCAGCTCCTCCCGGCGCTCCACTTCGTCGGCGGTATCCGCCACCGAAGAAAAAAGCTCCCCTTCATACTCCATACCGTTAAGGGATACATGGCGGCGGGTTTCTTTGTGGTCGTTGTTGTACTCCTGCCGGTCAAAATCCACCAGCAGCTCGCCGAGGCTGTCATCCACCTCAATTTCCGAAAATTCACCTGTTACAAATTCATATCGGACTTTCATTTTGCCGTTCTCCTTTCGGAGCCCGGCAGGCGGCAGCTATGCCGCTACAAACAAAAAAAGAGCCTGACAAGCAGCACAAAAAGTGCCGCCTGTCAGGCTCAATGTCATATCCACCCCTCTATGGAAGTGGCGTATTAGAGGGTTGACCGCTTTTGGAATGAAATCTTCCCTCCGTGCATCATGCTCAAACAAACGAGTGATCCTTGTCCCGGTTTAGCCATCCGTTTCCCCGGCCCATATACATTCCTTACAGGCCCTGCCGTATTGCCGTGGCGGTATCTCCGGTCAGCTCCCGGCCCATAGGCTCGGAGCGGATCAAGCATTTCTCTATTCAGTTTTGATTACCCCGATTTCAGTGCCGCAGTGCCCGCACTTTACAATAAAATCGGGATACCGGCATCTCCTCGGGATAATTAACTGTGTTTTTGTACCGGATACTGCGTCCATGATCCGCCGACCGCACTTCGGGCAGCAGACGGGCCGCATATTTTTCTTTAGCCCATCGGTCTGTTCCTCCTTCTTCCTGCGCATAACCAT